GGGATCATGGGTGTTCCATCAGGATAGAGTTTCTCGATCTTTTCCGGATCAAGCATACCATTCGTGCTGACAATCTCTCGTACTGTCACAGTGATCGTGACATTCTCGCGTCTCGTAATAGAGAGCGGATTGTTCGAGTAGATGCTAGCACCACCATCCTTCACATTCTTGGTGATGATGAACACTTTGGGTTTAATTTCAACCTTGCCTTTCTGAGCTAGATCAGCCATATTCGCGGTGTTCTTCACATTGTTATTCACAGCAAGAACAAGTTCGGTGGGAGGCGTCTGCACAAAATTTGCATTGGTGTTACCCATGTCATCAAGGATAATGGCATTAATGTACGATTTCATTCCTGACCAAAACGCATCTTTTTCGTTCAAAACCAACGTCATGTTGTCGGACGAATCAAATCCATTCGACTTCAATATAAAAGCGATGAGAATGGGACACAAGGTGGACTTACCTACAGCAGAAGTTCCATAAAGACCTAACGTGTAAGGCGCCACGCGTGACCCACCCCCTGAGGACGTGGTACGAAAATCGGCTTGCCATAAAAGTAATTTCTCCAATTGCCGCGTTAAAATTCCAGCCATGGTGCGATCACTATTTCTTCTTTTGAGGTTTTCTGCAGCCTCGATAGTGGTCTGTAGCAACTTGTCATAAGAATTCTCATCCATCATAACGACAGACAAGTTGCCATTTGCATGCAAAGATGAACATTGCACGCATGTCTGGTAATTTTTCGTAAACGCAGTGTACTCGGGATCGCCGTCAATCAGCGGTTTCAAGCTACCAGTTTTGAAGCACAAATAGCCACCTTCTATAAAGTGAACGGCTAGATCAAGGGCTACATCAACGAGCTGGAACACTGTTGGCTTTTCTTTCAAGCGTGGAAGTGTGAATAATTCCAAGCCACCAACAGTAGGTACAATGTCGGCGGCCTGGCACAGTCCGAGGGAAACACACAATGATAAAACTCCGAGAACTCGGTCCACATTTTTGCATGATGCGGCAATTGTCCAATTTCTAGCAAATCCTTTAAGATCCTCCAACCACTCGGGGCTCTCTTCGATGGGTTTTTCCGACCCAGATTGAGTTTCATATCGAATGGTGAGAATACTATGAATTCTTTTAGATATCATTTCCGCAATAGATCCATTATACATGGTCTTGGCAAACATAAAAATGACGGATGCTGCACCCAATGAAGTTTTCACATCACTAAGTGCGATCATACATGCCACCGCATTCTCCATAATGCTGGCCATGCTGGTTGTGAAACCTGCACTAGCTGCGAAGCGGGTTGCGACGGCTGTAGTCATTCTTTGAATTACGGCGCTTTGAGTCTCGAGTGTGGCACGATTGTCACACAATGGGATTTTATCTTCGTTATCTTTCTTTTTGTTATTTTTGTTTTTTAAATTTTTATGTTGTTTTTTAATTTCTTTTTTAATTTTTTTAAATTGTTTTTTAACTTCACTCTTAATTTCTGTTTTCTCTGAACATTTCTTCTTGTTGTTAGCTCTACGAATTGTCGTGTCGGAGCATAAACTACAATCTTTCTTTCCCAAGCGTTTATACTCGAGATTCTTTTCCCTCACCTTACGAACTCCATCAAAATATTGATTTCT